CCTTTTGCCATTTTTTCTGCATGACGTTTTTGTGCATCAGACATCAACATTTTAGTCTGTTGTCTGTTTTTATAAATATGTGAGCCAGCTTGAACGGCTAATTTAATAGCACTCAACCACATATTAGTACCACTTAGCTGATCTTTTTTTCTCTGATAAGATTTTACCTTGTCCCTGAACTGGCTGCTCCTGAGTTTCTTGAGGGTTTGATACTTCAACATCGATACCACCCTTTTTGTAGCCGTCTTTATCAGTGAACATTGCGAAATCTATGTTCTTTTTATTTTTTTCTGCCATTTTTTCTCCTCTTTTTTGACATTCCCGCTTCTGAAAGCGCGATTGCAATTGCTTGTTTTCTATTTTTAACCTTTTTTTTCGATTTTCCAATATTTAATTCACCTTTTTTAAATTCTTTCATGACTTTTCTTACTTTTTTATCTGATTTTTTCATTAATTTGCTCCTTTTTTAAAAATGGAATCAACAGAAGGTATTGTTTTAGATAAAATTGTCTTTTCGATAGACGTATTAGCTCTTAATTTTGCTAATTCTTCATTTTGTTCAAGTTTTTCATCTTGATTTGCTTGGTTCATCATAGCTTTCATCTTATCAAGGTCTAATCTATCTTTGTTTTCTTGTTCTTTTCTATAATTCTCTTGTGCTCTGATATCTAATTCTCTTGCTCTTAGTTTAGCAATGGGATCATTATCAAATTGAGAAGTGATAGATTTTTCTTCTTGCATAAATTCTTCCATCATCTCAGCAATCAGTTGTGCTTTTCTAGATTCTATTTTTTGTTGAATCATTTGTGCTTGCATTTGTAACTGTTGAGCCATTTGTGGGTTTTGTTGAATTTGTTGTTGCATTGCTGAAAGCTGTTGCATTTCTTGAGCGTATTCTAATTCAACTTGTTCTTGAGACATGATGGACATGTGTTCAAAAATATTTTTTTCTAATGCTGCCATAACAATAGGTGCATTTCTTGCCATATTGGTTTCCATGAAACTAAGATGTGCTTGAATATGTGCTTTGTGATCCTGACCAGGAAAAGCTTGGAATGGTTTCCCTGCAAGAGCATCAATGTGCTCTAATGCAGGGTCCTTTGGTAGTGGTTGTTGTGGTCGAATTAAAATAGTGTCTACATCTTTGACACCAATAGCTTCATACATGTTTCTATAACATTGATATAAATTATGCATTTGTGGATTTGACATTGCCAATTGCAGCTCCGTCTGCGCAAGGGAGATACGCTGTGTCTGTGAAAAGATATTTGGATCTGCAACTGGCAGGATATCTACTCTGTCATCAAAGTCTGATTGTTTAATCATTCTTTGACCGCCAACAACATCGTAAGGATATTCTGGAGGTAGATAAAGTTTAAAAACTCGTGCTAATAATTTAAATTCATTTTTAAGTGCTACGTAAATTCTTTTATGGATAGCAGACATGGTTCTGCTTCCTCTTTCTAGCAAGGCGACTGTCGTTCCCACCGCAGCTTGCTGATTCCCGTCACCCACTTGTAGGTCCGCTATAGATGCAAAGCGTTGACCTGACTGTACAACGACACCCAATAAGTTTAGAAGTGTTTGAGATGGCTCTTTGAATGGTAAAGTCATAAATGCGTCTCTAATATTTCCACCAGGTGCATCGACATCTCTAAATTCTCCTGGTTGAATAGACTGAGCATCATCTCTTATTCTAATTCCTCGTTGCTTGAATCCTGCAGGTAAGTTTGAAAGTGTTCCTGCATCAAGTAATTGTCTTAAAGCAGATGTAGCAGTTCTTGATAAACCACCAATCATGTGAATCAAACCAAAACCATAAAATCCTAGTCCTGGTAAAAATTTAAAATGTACAAAATAAGAAATTTTTCTTTTTCTTTGATCTTGTGGATCAAAGTTTCTTCTAATCGCTAAAACTTCTCTTGAGTTTTCTTCAAGTGTTACAATGTAAGGTAATTTAATTCCAGTGGGCTCACCATTTACACCCATGTCTTCAAAACCTTCTAAATCTAAATTTACATGGCATTCAAGTAGTGTAAAAATATCTTCATCTCTTCCGGATTTAGTTGTTCCTTCTATTTCCATTTCTTTTTTCTCAGCTTCAGATAAATTATTCTGACCTGGTTTTAATTCTATGTCTTTGTAAAAACCTGCAACTTGTTGTTTACGTAATTCGTTTTCGGAAATTTTAATTCTATGAATAATAGATTCTGCATCATCAAGTGATGTCGCGGTATAAGGTACAACCAAATCTTCTGCCGGTACAAATTTAGAAACGGCTCTTCCTAAGACTTCATCATAATAAACTTTTTTAAATGCAGATCCTGCAAGTGGTAAATAAAATAACATTTGATCAAATTCAGATTCATACTCTGGCATTTGATCCATAAGTTGATAATTCATAAAATCTTTTACACGATTAGACTGTTGTGTTTTTTCTGGAGTTTGTAATCCAACAACTTGTGTTCTAACTGGTCCACCTGCGGGTAATAATTCTTTGTACGCCAAAGCTTGAAACTGAGTTACCGCTTCTGCAAGAACAGGGTGAGTTGCACCTGACGCACCTGAAAAAGGTTCAGTTCTATTTTCATATTTGAACCCTAACAAGTCTAATCCTTGAGTATAAGTTTTCTCCCAATCTTTTCTTGAATTTTTATAATCTTGATAATTTTGAAATAATTGAGAACCAATAAAATTTAATTCTTGATCTTCAACAAAGTCTGCTAAGTTAGCATTAAAATCATTTGCTTGAGATTGTTGCATTGCTGATGGATCAAAATTAATTTCTGCTCCACCATCTTCCATTTCAGTAACATCAATTTCTCCTGCTTGAGGTTGAGCTTTTAATTGCTCTTCCATTTCAATTGCAAGATCCTCTGTTGTTTCTTCAGGTTGTTCGCTTATATTTGGTAATGTCTTGTCGACTGCCATTTTTATTCTCCAATCGTACTGTTTTAACAGTATTGTAGTTAATATTCAAGCCTTGCGGCTGTGGTCCTGATTTAGGAGGCACAGTTGTTGTTAATTTTTTAATAATCGTCATCTGGTATTGTATCATCGTAAGGACCATATCTGCTTTCAATATCGTCCGTAGGATTTGTTTCAATAAAGTCCTTTTTCTTTAATTGTTCAGATTGAGCTTTTTTATTTGTCTTACCTGTTGCAAACTCTTCAACTTGATGCCAGTTACTCGCTGACCCACTTAAATCTGTATCAAAGGGTTCTAGGTCAATGTCATAATCATCAGGTCCACTCATTCTTCCAACCGCTCTATCTTCTGTCACAAAAAATTCTCCTTCAGATAACATTGGAGTTCCATCATCATTAATTCCTTCAATTCGATCCGGTCTTAGGTATAGTGAAAACTCACCATCATTTGCTCCAACACCTGGTACATCAATATCTACTCTAATCTCTCCAGTGTCTGGGTTTTCAAATAAATAATATTTATCGGTTAAAGATCCCTCTGCTCCTTCAGAAGGCATTTCTAATTTTGTAACTTTTTCTCTTCCTGTTACCGTTTTGACATTTGCATTTGGAACATCAACACCTTCTTTTAAAATTTTTTCTACAAGAGGTGCAAACCAATCCGGTGTTCCGGTTGGTGCATTTTTTAAAACTTGTTTTGCTGCAGGAGTTGTAAGTTTTACAATTCCTGTTTTAATTGCAGCCGCTGCTGCGGTGAGTCCACCAATAAATTTTAAGAATCCTCTTCGTGTCAATCCACCACCTGCAAATCCAGGACGAGAGAATAAATCTAAATCTTTGTTATATTGTTTACCTACAAAGTCTTCAATGAATGCATCGAACTTTGCATTCTCTCCTAATACTTTATCAGTTGCTTTATAAATATTTGGAATAACATTTTTCTTATATTCATCTAAGGTGGGTTTCCAATCATAGATCGATCCAATTTCATTGATCTGACCTTCAAATCTTTTATCTCTTGCTTCTAATACTTTTTGTTCATCAACGGGACCTTCGATCGGATCCATTTGACCCATGGATATTGCCTGGTCATAAACTTTATCATTACGTTCTTTTGCTAATCCGGTACGATCCGTTTTAAACGCTTCGTACTCTGGACTACCTGGAGTTAAGATTGCTACGTATTGTGGAATTTTGTCTTGA